GTTCCCGCACCATAGGCGCGAGTCGTTTCCGTCTGGGCAATGACCTTGGCTCGGTTGGGCCACCGTTCGCTGTCCGTCGTCGACAGAACTCGGTCCACTCGCTGTGCCAGTTGGGGGATGCTTTCTCCGGCGTTGGTGCCATCGGTCAGCTCCGCGAAGATCAGGTTGTACACCTCGTCGGGGATGCGGACAAGGAAGTTCTGGGTGGTCGCCAGCTGCGCCATGACGTATGCGTGCCGCGATACCGGGGGCACGTTGGTGGCCTCACTCCAGGCGTCCATGGCGATCTGACCCACCGTGGTCAAGATCGCATCCAGACTGTCGGTCCAGGTTCCCTGAACCTGGTAGACCCCCGTAGGGTCTGGCATGCCACCCCAGTCTCGGAACGGTTGAAGAACAGCCCGCTGCGCCGCCCCCAGGAACCGGCCCAAGGCTGCAAACACCACCGAGCGGAGGCGCTCTTCATCCCGATCACGATTCACCATCGAGGAAGCCTTGCCTACTGAGCATTTCCCAGAGCAGTCCCGCTTCGTGTGGGTGCTGCTTCACCAGCAGAGCCGCGCAGTAACGCTGCAACGTGCCCGACAGGACCGGATTCGCAAGCTCCGGCATCTCCAGATGCTCCGACAGAACCGACATCTGATCCCAGGCGCCAGACAGGAGTCGGGTGGCCTGCTCATCTCCACCTACCCCGACCCGGGTGTGGAGATCGTAGGCGGGGACGTCGCTCATGACCCGGTGGTGGTTGCCGACTAGCCGCTTCCCAGCCACCTCCAGGGCCCGGAGGACGGCCATGTTGGCTACGGCGAACAGAGCCTGACCCCCGGTGGCGGCAGCGGTGAGCGCTGGCCTGGTGCTGTTGTTGAGGCTGGCTGGCCCACCGGGTGTGTTGGCCGCCGAGGACGACTGCGGCAGAGGTGAGGGCCCAGTGGGCTGGATGCCGGTAGGCGGAGGTGGCGGTGGTGGGGGCCCGGCGCCAGGCATGCCCGGCTGTCCTGGCTGCTGCATGGGGGTGACAACGGTGTCGGGTGGAAGGATCTCGTCGGTGTAGCCGGCGATCTTGCGGACCGCGGGGATTTGGAACAGGTTGGGGTCACGTTCCATCAAGGTGCGGGTGAACTTCTTCAGATCCTCCTCGATGGATGGCTTGTCGGACAGCTTGTAGTCGCCCTCAATGAGGACGGTCTCGTCGGAGACGATCCCCTTCTCGTGGAGGTTCAGGGTGTCCTTGAGCCGCTCGGGCCGCACAACCAGTGGCGCGGTGTCGTACCAGAAGATGTACTTGTCAGGGTCCTCTTTGATGGACTTGAGGGCCGGGACCAGGTATGCGGTGGTAAGTGCATCGCAGATGCGCGTCATCAGAGGCTCGATGTGAACTTTGACGTTCTCGGCGCCCACATGCCAAGCCGACCAGTGGTTGGCGTCCCCCGTGCCGGTCAGGATCTCGGGGGCAATGTCCATAGCCAACGCGAACCGGCGGATGGCTTCGGCACGTAACTCCAGGGCCTGCTTGGACAGCTCGCTGGAGAAGTTGACCAGCTCGATCTTGCCGAGGGCCTCCAGCGGCATCTCAACGATGGTGGGGACCACGCCGGCCGCTGTCCCCTCGCCCTTCAGCGACGAACTGCCGGCCTTCAGGAGGCGTTGCGTCAGACTCTCCGCGCCGGGAACGTTCTCGTCCTCGTCGGGGAAACTGACCTCCTTCGGGATGGGCAACAGGCCCGCAGACACCAGCCGTGAGTCGATCTGGGCGAACACGTAGCGGGTGAGCCGTTCGATCTCCCACAGCATCGGCATAGCCGCTCGGGTGGGGCAGTCAGCCCACAGGGACCGGCGAGGGTGCGGGGTCCAGACCCGGATGACAACATCACGGTCAAGGTCGAGGGGGTCCCGAGTGCCATCGGGCCCCAACATCCAGGCGGCACCCCCCCAACGCTTCAGCTCGGAGCAGCTGACCACGTACCACTCGTCATCTTCGGCGTCGTCAACGCCGCGACCAACGATGTAACAGTCGCCGGCCACGGTGAGGTTGATGCCCATGAGTCGTAGTGCTTCAGCCTTAGCTGCCGCGCTTCCGAAGAGACTGTCCGCGAGGCCGGCAACCTTGGGCTTTTCCACCTCCTTCTGCACGCGACCGTTCTTGTCGACCTCGGCAACATAGATCCGGACCCGGGAACAGGCGGACCCCACCCAGTTGGCGGCGAATCTCAACTCACCGATGACGTCATAGAGGCGCCAGGTCTCCTGCTGCCAGGAGTTGTCGCCGAAGTTGTAGGTCTTCCAACTAAGACCGTCGAGCTTACGTATCCGGGCGGCGGAGGCAACGAGGCTCTGGGCCGTGGCTGGCTCATGAACCACAACCTCTTTCTTCTGTCGCCTCAGCGCCATCAGCTACTCGACTTCCGATCCAGTGCGGTCAGGATGATGGCCGCCCCCATTGAGCCGGCCGGGACCGACAGGATGGCGAGCGTGAGGGTGGTGGGCCAGATGACTGTGAGCGGCATGATGACGGAGAACCACATGCTCATGCACCAGGGTGCACAGTGGACCAGTCGACTGAGGAGCGAGTCGGCGCCGGTCTTCTGGATCACCCACCGACGAAGGCCGACGGTGATCTCGTCCTCTGCCACCAGGGTGGCTAGGCGCGCCACGGCAAGCGTCGCCACAATGAGGCACAGAATCAGCACGCTCTTACTCTAAGGGCAAAGATCAGTCAAGAGGTAGACCCTCAGAACTCCGGCATGAGCTTGCCGAGGTCATACCAGGCCTGATCCAGGCCCAGTGTGTATTGGGAGGGGTCGGTAACTCTCATGGCTTTCTTCTCGCCGGCCATGAGGTGCAGGCAGGCGTGGACCATGGCGTCCATGCGGTCGGGCGATTCACGGGTGGACTCAGGATCGAACAGGATCATTTGATCTTCCAGCTCGGGGAACACCCCCACGTGATGGAGTCGCCCCTGCTCATTTCGCATAGCCACGGGTTCGGCACGGGTCCGCTTTCCGTGCTTAGCATGAACCTTGACCATTGACGGCGAGGAGTGCTCAGGGAACAGCCCAAGGTCTATGCATTCCTTGTACGCGTCCTGGAGAACCTCGGACAGGAACCTCTTTCCCAGGTTCTCCTCGTACGCGAGAGTGTCCGCGCCCCATCGAGCCATAGCCCGCCAGGCGGCCAGGGCGGCAGTGCGTCCGCTCTCCTGAACGGTTGCATCTTCAAGGACATACAGGTGGTTGTCGGCTGTGCGCGCCACCACGACGATGCCGAACTCCGCATCCTCGCCGGTGAGGTTGGGGTCCACTCCGACGATGGTGGCGATGATGGGTGACGGGACCTCGGGTACGCGGTTGGTGACGATGTCCATTCGCCGAAACAGGCCGCCACCAGACAGTTCGAGAAGCCTCCCGTATAGCTCTTGTTCACCGAGTGCTGTTCCGTCGTAACGGATCTTCAGTTCTTTCAGAACGTGCGCAGACAGGTTACTGGCATTGTCGAATGTCGATCCGGTGATGACGTAGATGCTGCCGTCGTCACGGGCGAGCCACTCCTGGAGGAGCTTGATTGGCTTGGGGGTGGTGGTGACGAAGGCGCGGGGATGGTCGTTGATCAGGTCGGCCCGGAGCGCCGGCATGAGGCCCTCGTACCAGGTCTCGTACGGCTTAACCCACTTGGCCATCTCATCGCAGAGAACACCCGCGGCGTTGTACCCACGTCCCGTGTCAGGGTCGTCAGCGCCCTCCAAGTAGATCTTGGAACCTTCAGGGAACAGGACCATGGGCCGGGGCGACTGCTTGTAGCGGTGATCGACCTTCCGGCGCCGCAGCACGTTTAGCAGCCCACTGGGCCCTTCGGCATTGATGGTGCGGGAGTCCGCGAGGGTGTCGGCCACCACCAGCCACTCGGTCGGAACGCCGTGCCGGTCGAAGGGGTGCTTCAGGACCCGGTCGACGATCCACTCTGATCCGCTGCGACTCTTCCCAGCCCCGCGCCCGGCTATGTAGAGGTAGACCAGCTCAGGTCCCTCAGGTGGGATCTGTTCGGGACGGGCGGTCCACCACCATTCCCCGCGGGCCATCTCGTGGAGGGCGTGCTCAGGCAGGGAGGATAGCCACGCCTCTCGGGTGTGTTGCGGGAGGCGGGCAACCCGTTGTGCCAGGGATAGGCCCACATGATCACGATACGGGTGAATTGCTAAGGCGCCTAGATCGGGGTTGCATCCCCACCCCTGGGTATGTGTAGGATGGCGTTCGGCCCTCACGGGCACATCAACTTGAGGAGTTCAGACACATGAGACTGCACCAGGCCATCGCCCTGGAGAAGGGCAACAAGAGCCGCATCGAGACCGAGATGACGGAGAACTTCCGTCAGCTCGCCACCGGCAACGGGATGGCCGGCATCCAGCGCACCTACCGCCCCAAGGACGAGGACGGGGACAGGCTCCCGCCCGAGTCCACCCGCGTGCAGGCCAGCGCAGAGGTTCTCCTCGCGGGGCTTGGAGCCTCCCTGGCGGAACTGTTCGACCTGACCATCACCAAGGACACCGGCAACCAGCTGGCCTCCGCCAACGTGGAGGTGGACGGACAGATCCTCTTGCAGGACGTGCCCGTCACGACGCTGCTCTTCCTGGAGAAGAAGCTCGTGGATCTGCGCACGATCGTGGACCGGCTCCCGGCCCTCGACCCGGCTGAGGTCTGGCACCTGGATGAGGCCACCGGCTACTACCGGACCGAGCCGAACGAGGTGTCTCGGTCGAAGAAGCTTCCCCGCAACCACGTGAAGGCTGAAGCCACGGACCGTCACCCGGCCCAAGTCGAGGTCTACATGGAGGATGTGCAGGTGGGCTTCTGGACCACCACCAAGTTCTCCGGCGCCCTCCCGGTCACCAGGATCAACGAACTGCGGACCCGCGTGATCAAGCTCCAGAACGCGGTGAAGCTCGCTCGCGAGGAGGCGAACTCGGTGGAGATCGCTCGCCGCAAGATCGGCGAGGCGTTCTTCGGGTACCTGCTCGCCCCGTAGGGACATGGCCGACAGCCGGTGAGGCTCAGCATCCGTAGTGTAGGGCTGATGGATGGATGCAACGGGAGACCGTGAGCGCCTTATCCCCCATAGACTCTCGGGGCCTTGCCCCGGGTCGACGCAAACTCAAACTCTTATTTGTAAAAGCTCTGATGGGGTCTGCAACCCATGAGAGCTGACACCTCAATCATCAGGTTCTCGTCGCAAACTCAATAACAGGGTCCTGTTGCCACATCGAATGGGTGTCACCACTGACATGGATGCGGGTTCGAATCCCGCCCTGGCCTCCAAGCATGGCCGGGTAGCTTAATGGTAGAGCGCATATCCTCAGACCTGAGGGCACCCTTAAACGGCGGTGGCGCATGAGGCTCGGACCTCGCGTTAGCTCATCTTGGCAGAGCTATGGTCTGTTAAACCATTGGTAGCGGGTTCGAATCCCGTACGCGAAAACATCACTGGGGCGGGTTCGCAAGGAGAGGCGGCCCGCCCCACCTAAAATGAACAGGGGAAAGCAAGATGAGTGACTGGAGAGAGGGATTCAAGCACGCATTAATCTGGGAAGTGGTCAAGCAGGGCGCACCGGTCAGTGAGACCCCCAGTTACTACGGGTGGATACATCACGACTGGCAGGTCATCAAGAGCAGGGCGCTCAACGGCGATGTTGACTACGAGGCGACGACCATCGAAGAGTCTAGCTGGCAGGAGTTCCAGGGCACGTTCTACGAGGGTGATGAGCGTGAGTATGGCGTCGACGTGCACCTTGTCATGAAGAGCGGGGAAAGTTACCACTTCCGATACATTGGATCAATCGGAGGCCTCATCATGGCCCTCGCAACCGGAGCCAAGGAGGAGTAATGCCTACAACGCATGTGCTCATGGTGACAGACATGTCCGGCTCAATGGCCCCAAGTGTCGCCGCGGTGCGTAGTGGCTTCAATGAGTATGTTGCCAATCTGCCGCGTGACCGTGAGGGTGAGATGAAGTTCCGGGTGACCGCCTGGACCTTCAACACTGAGGCAAAGTGCATAGCCTCTCATGCGAAGCCTGAAGAGGTCCCGATGATGGACCATCACAACTACAATCCCGCTGAGCTGACGGCCCTGATTGACGCGGTCTGGAGCGCCCTCGACGACCTTCAGGACACGGTGACTCTGGAGAAGGACGACAAGGTGCTGGTGTTCATCCAGACTGACGGCGCCGAGAACGCGTCACGTCTGCACACCCAGCCTGAGCTAGCTCGGCGGATCGCCGAGCTGACCGCCGATGGGCAGTGGGGCTTCCTCTACGTGGGGTCCGGCGTGGAGTCCTGGCAGCAGGGCTACGGCCGGGGCGTTCCTGTGGTCCGTAGCAGTGACCGTAGTAGCCAGTGGTATGGGTTCAGCTACGGCACGATGCGCGAGGCCACCGCGCGGTATGCCGGCGGCCAGACAACCAACTCGGTCGCCGACTTCATGGAGGCGGAGAACGTCGGAGCCGGCATGTTGACCCCCGACCCTGAGCCACCCTCCCCAGATCCCGGCAGCCCTGGACCAGCTGGTAACTAGTCCAGGGACGCCTACCTGCCGGTGATCCAGAACCCCCCCGCATTTGCTCCATGCGGGGGGGGTTCTGTTTTGTCGTACCCCTGGCGTATGGTCCTTCCTAGCCCGAGGGAGGGAGGGGTAGATATGATCGCTTGCATGACTGATCCCACACTGATCCGGCGGGACGGTCGAGAGATCGTGGCCGACGGACGACTCCGTCAGCTCCGCGAGCGCCTCGGTCTCACGAGGACCGCCATGGCCGAACTGCTCCACGCCTCCCCCGTCACTTACATCTCGTGGGAGGAGCGGCCCAACTCCGTCAGGCTCTGGCCGTCGACCGCCGAACGCATCTCCCGCTTCTACGCCTCGGCCATGAGGGCGCTAGAGGAGATGGAGAAGATGGGCGTGGGGGTGGACCAGATCATCCCTCTGCACCTGGCTGCCACCTACAGTGGCATCCCGCAGGAGCTGCTGATGAAGTGGTACCGCGAGGGTCACTTCGACGCCGTGGAGCTGGGGATCTTGGGTCTCTGGCTGTACCGGAACGACATGTCGTGGAGGTTCTTTCATTGAACTGTCCGGTGTGCCAGGAAGCGTTGGACCCGGCCGGTGCTGGGCCCTACGCGGCCCACCCTGGGTGCATCACATTCGGGGAGCCGTTTGATGAGGACCCCCTTGCCCGCCGGATCAAGGACAACATGATCCAAATGATTCAGTGGGCTGAGCGGGAGTCTCCACGGTCCAAGCAGCAGCAGATCGGACCCTCCGAGATCGGGGACCCTTGCGACCGGCGCATCGCCTACCGGATCGCAGGGGTCCCCGAAGTCAACACCTCCTTCGACCCTTGGGCCGCGATCGTCGGCACTGCCATCCACTCCTGGCTCGACGACGCGGTGACCGCCTGGACCAAGGCGCACGGCTCGAAGGACTGGATCACTGAGACACCCGTGACGTTGAGCGAGTTCGTCAAGGGCCGCTCCGACCTGTACTGGTTGGGGACAGACTGCGTCATCGACCACAAGGGCGCCGGCCCTGACGTGATGCGTAAGCTCCGCAAGGACGGCCCCGGGCCCGGCTATGTCGTGCAGGTCCAGTGCTACGGCTATGGCTACGAGATGCTGGGCTACCCGGTGAAGAAGGTAGCCCTGGCGTTCTACCCCCGGGCTGGCTGGCTCCGGGACATGTACGTGTGGACTGCCGACTATGACCGCAGTGTGGCTGTGGGCGCGCTGAATCGCCTATCCCGGATCGCCACAGAGTTGATCGATCGAGACGTATTGAATCAGAGTCATCGGTGGGAGGATGTTGTCCCCACACCCTCCAACTCGTGCGGGTTCTGTCCCTGGTATGTACCTGACCGGGACATGGATAGAGGAGCTGACGCCACGGGCTGTCCGGGGCGTTGAGGAAACGAACAGGAACAGGAGCAGAACATGGCGTGGGAGTTCGACGAACCGGACGCTGTCGGCAGTGGAGATCGGCTGAATCCGTCTGACTGCTTGGGTCACCTTCTGGTGGTCTGGGCGTGTGATTACATTGACCACTCACCGACCCGCTTCACGAAGCCGGGCGACAAGTCAGACGTCATCGTGGTGGACGTGGTTGACCTGGATCTGCCTGACGATCAGGGATACCAGGGGGCGCTCTACCGGCGGTGCTGGTGGCGCCAGGCCCGACTGATCGGGGCCCTCCGCAACCGGGTGGGCAACCCCAACCCGTTGCTGGGCTGGATGCAGCAGGGCGTGGCCACCATGGGCCGTCCACCGTATGAGCTGGTGTCGGCAACTTCTGACAAGGACGCGGTGGCTCGGGCTCAGGCTTGGGCGAACGCGCATCCCCGGTTCGAGCCGTCCTTCAACAGCCTGCCGGCGGCCCCGGTGAGCCCGGCCGTCAGCCCCCGGTCACCGGCCCCGAGCCTCATCGAGCAGCAGGCCGGCGCCGCTGCTGGAGGCAACGATTACTTGAAGCGGCTGGCCGATGCGGGCCGGGCGGGGGCGGCGCGGGTGGCACCCCCGCTGCCGCCTCCTCCCCCTCAGGACGACGACCCACCGTTCTAGGGGCGCCAAGCAAGCCAGGCCCCCGCTTGCTAAAGGCGGGGGCCTGGCTTGTCTATATGCACCTGAGGAGTGCTCACTCACGGTACCGCCGACCTGACCGGTTCGGTACTTCCCCCGGACGCCTGCCCAGTGGCATGATGTTGAGCCACACGGCCTTTTACGAAGTTGAGGGGCCCCTGTAAGGAGTTCGTGTCCCAGGGACCCCTCTGAAGGAGTTCGGTGTGACTTTAGCAGAGGTTGGAAACACTTGGCGAGAGGCCGGCGTGTCGGTAATTCCGATCGCGCCCAACTTCCTCAAACGTCCACCTCTGCCCTGGAAGCCTTATCAGGGCCGAATCGCCACCTTGGACGAGGTATCCGAATGGTGGGGCAATGGTCACGCCTACGGTCTGGCCCTGATCTGTGGTGGCGTCTCCCACGGTCTGGAGATGACCGAGGTCGAGGGCCGGGCAATGAAGTCTGGCGGCCTGGTTCAGATCTTCATGGCGTGCGACGAGCTGGGCTGCTCCGACATCCTGGACCGACTGATGAACTCCTACACACAGGAGTCGCCGTCGGGCGGCCTGCATCTGTTCTACCGCATAGCCGATCATGAGGTTCCCGGCAACACGAAGCTCGCGCTGAACGAGGACCGACTCGTGCTGGCCGAGACTCGTGGCGAAGGCGGCTACGTCATCGGCGCCCCGTCACCGGGGACCTGTCACCCGTCGGGCGTGGGATGGCGGTGCAGCTCCGGCGTGTACGGTGAGCTGGAGGTCATCACCTGGGACGAGCGATGCCGGCTCCACGCCGCCATCACGAAGGCCCTGGATCGGTCTGGTCTTGCCGACAAGCCGGTAGTATCACCGCAGCCCACACGGCAACCCGGTACCGATCTAACCTCCCCGGGCCACCTCTCACCAGGTGATGACTTCGCCTTACGGGTGGACTGGGAAGACATCCTGATCCCGGCCGGCTGGCAGCTGCATTCGGTGCGGGGCGGGGAGCGGTTCTGGACCCGTCCTGGCAAGAACCTCAGGGACGGGTTCAGCGCCTCCACCGACTACGAGGGCAAGCCTGGATTCTTCGTGTGGTCCACGTCCGCGGACCTGCCGACGGAGAACCCGCTGTCGAAGCTATTCGTCCTGGCCCACTACCGCTTCGGTGGCGACATGGCCCGGTGCGCGAGGTCCCTTCAGGATGAGGGCTTCGGGACCCGTCGACCGGTGACGCAGCTGGACGACATTGAGCTGTTCGGAACCGTTGAGCCTGAACGGGATGAGCCCAGCTACACGTTTGACGATGTGGGCAACACCGAACGGCTTCTGGCCCGGACGAAGGGGCGGTTCGTCTACCACGCCCAGGAGAAGGTGTTCTACCGGTGGACGGGCATCTCGTGGGAGCGGGATGTTGAGGGCGACATCATGAAGGAGATGGTCCGCGAGACGGACGACATGATGAGCGTCGCCCGGGAGCGTAACGATGAGGTCTTGGCGAAGTGGGCGAAGACGTCGCGGTCCCAAGCTCGACTGAACGCGGCGGTGGGCCTGGCTCCGAGCTTGGGCGCCGCTCGCGACGAACGCATGTTCGACCCTGACCGGCACCTGCTCAATGTCCACAATGGAGTACTTAGCCTGGAGACGTTCGAGCTGGCCCCACACGACCCCGGCTTCATGATGACCCGGGTGGCGCGCGCCTCCTACCAAGCCGCCGCCACCTGCCCCCGGTTCGAACAGTTCATGGAACAGATCCTCCCCAACGCCGAAGTCAGGGACTACGTCCAACGGGCTCTTGGGTACACGCTCCTCGGCGATGCGGACCAACGGGCCCTGTTCGTCGCGTACGGCCCCTCCGGCACCGGCAAGTCCACCCTCATGGAGATCATGCGCCTGGTCCTCGGCGACTACGCGGCCGTCGCGCCCGCTGGCACGTTCAAGCACACCCGGGAGAAGGGCCCCTCCAACGACCTGCACCGCTTGCGGGGCCGCAGGTTCGTCACATCCTCCGAGACGGCCGAGTCGGCCTCCTTCGACGAAGATCTCCTGAAGCGCATCACGGGCCGCGACCAGATCACCTCGCGCGAGCTGTACCAGGAGTTCCGTGAGTGGACGCCGGAGATGGTGCTGTGGCTGGCCACCAACCACCCGCCGCGGTTCAGCTCGGACGACGAGGCCCTGTGGCGCCGCGTGAAGATGGTGCCGTTCACGACGCAGCTGGTGGGGGACGGGGAGATTGCCGACTACGCACGCCGCTTCCTGCTGCCGGAGGCCGACGGCATCCTGGCCTGGTTGGTGCGCGGGCTTCAGGCGTTCCTGAAGGTGGGCCTGAAGGAGCCTGAAGTGATCCGCGACGGGGTCCGTCAGCTCCAGCTCCAGGCGGACAACGTGGCCCGCTTCCTGGAGGACTCCCTCGCCGACAGTCTGGTGATCGAGGACGAGGCCGGGGTGGTGACGACCCGGGACATGTTCATCTTGTACTCGGACTGGTGTCGCGTGTCGGGGGAGAAGCCGTACGGGTCGAGACGCTTCATCCAGCACATTGAGCAGACAGGGAGGGCTACCTACCAACGGGATCGTGGCCGTAGTGTGTGGCTGGGACTTCGGAAGGTGGGCCTCATCCCGACCTGGGGAACCCCCCAAATCGGACAATAGGCTCCGTTCGGCAACGATTTGGCAGCTCCAACATATGGAGGTAGAGTCATCTCATGGCTAAGGTTCCCACCTTGCTGACCGTCCGTGAGCTAGCCCGGCTGAGTGGCGTGACCCGGACAACGGCGTGTCGTTGGATCGACAAGGGAGCAATAGTCCATTTCAGGACCCCGGGTAACCAAATCCGGATTCCCGTTAATCAACCATATGTTCTGTCACTCCTAGCCAGTAGGGGGATCGTTGCAACAAGTCAAGAATCTCTCGCTTGACGAAATGGTCGTCAAGCGAGAGGTGAACCCAGAAAGGGTTAGCTATTTCGCTGACCTGATGAAGGAAAAAGTCACACTACCGCCGGTTCTCGTCGATGCCGACCGAATCGTCATCGACGGCCATGCCCGCGTCCTCGCCGCGCAGAAGCTGGGCCTTCAGGTCATCCCCGGCGTTGTGGCCACCTCACTGGAGGACGCCGTCTTCTGCCTGACGCTCAACCGTCAGACGGAGAGGATGAACCCCGCCCGGGTGTATGACCTCTACATCGACCTGAAGCCCCTGCTTCACCTGTACGCCCTGGCTGCTCGCGGCAAGAGTCTTCCCCGTTCGAGGGATCTGCTGGCGGAGTCACTGGGGATCAAGGAGAGCACCCTGGGCTGTATCACCGCGTTCTACGGCAACGTCTACGGCCCCCGCGGGGATCGTCGGCGCCGGGCTCGTGAGATCCAGGAGAAGGTGGAGTCCGGCGAGCGCACGGCCGCCTGGGCGATCGAGTATGTGGGTCGCGGAGGCACTGTGGCCACTGGTGGGACGGTGACGGATCAGGCGCGTCAGCGCGAGATCCTGAACCACATCACAGGGGCTCTGAGCGGCACGCTGCGGGGTTTGTACGAACTCAACGGCATAAGCCCCGACCTGAAAACGGAGGAGCTACGGGCCTGGCGTGAGTCTCTTGCGCAGTCGCGCAAGACCCTTACCCAGTTCATCAAACTACTTGAGGGGCGCATCAATGTCTGAACCGAAGTTCACCGAGAAGTACCTGGCGGTCAGCGATCTGGAGATGGACCGTCGCGTGCAGCGCGACGGTCTGAACCTGAACAAGGTCGAGAAGATGCTCCGCGAGTGGATCGAAGAGGCCGTTGGGATTGTGACAGTGTCACACCGGGCCAGCGGAGCGCACGTCATCATCGACGGCCAGCACCGCTGGGAGGTGAAACGACGCCTCACAGACAACAACGGTGAGATCCTGTGCCGCGTGTTCGAGGGGCTGACCCTCCAGCAGGAGGCTCGAATGTTCCTGGCCCTGAACACCACATCGCAGCCATCGCTGTTGGAGAAGTTCAAGGTTCGTCTCACGAGCGAGGAGCCGGCGGCGGTCGAAATCGACGCTCTGGTCAAGGCTTATGAGTGGAAGGTGACGTCGACCCCGGGCAACAGCAACATCAACGCGATCGGCGCCCTGGAGCGCGTGTACAACCTGTCACTCCGCAAGGAGATGGAGCCCAACCTGGTTCACCTGGTCATCATGGCCGTGACTAGGGCGTGGGGCCACGACAAGGATGCCGTTCAGGCCGCCATGTTGGATGGTCTCGGGAACGTGTTCGCCCACTACGGGGATCGCATCAACTTCGACGTTCTCGTGCACGCTCTGAAGGGCGTGAAGGGCGGTCCCGGCACCCTGCACACGGAGGCGTCGCAGTACGCGAAGCTCCGCAAGGGGACAGTCGCTAGCGCGGTGTCCGAGCTGGTGGTGAACCAGTACAACAAGGGCCGGCGTACGACGAGCCTGCCGGACTGGCCGGTGCGTAGGTGACTGACCGGAACCTGGTGAAGGTGACGGTGAATCTGAACCCGGAGGCCTGGGCGGCGTTGCATAACGCCGCCCAGGCGCTTGAAATGACCCGGACGGATGTCATCAATCGCGCGCTTCAGATCTACAACTTCTTGATCTCCGAGGAGATTGCCGGTAACAAGATCCAGGTGTATGACGAAGAGCACAACAAGCGTTTCGACATCACTGGACTTGTGGAGTAGAACGCAAGAAGCCCCCACCGGGTCACGGTGGGGGCTTCTTTGGCGTGGGAGGATGGCGCCTACGCAGAGACTAGCTCAGCGCTGTCCGCCCGACGCAGCTCGGTAACGAGCGCGTGTGTGTAGTTGTAGCTGGCGTCGGCGAGCCGGGCGATGTCCCGGATGGCCATGGCCGGGTTCTGGGCCAGGAGGGCGGCTACGCGCTCCCGCTTGTTGGCTTCCTTGGGCTTGGAGGGCTTCACTGTGTCATCGGGCTTGGTGGTCTTCTTCGCGAGCCCTTCGGAGGCGATGTACGCCTCCAGGTCACGGATCTGGAATCCCAGCTCGATGAGGTACACCGAGCCAATGATCATGAGTCCGTCAATCGCCAGCGGCAGCAGGGCCGCCTGTGTGGCGTCACCGTAGCGCCCGAAGGCTTCCTTCTGGTGGAAGTAGCTGTTCCAGGCGGTGATGCCCGAGATCCCGGCCCCGCCGAACAGAGCGCTGATCTTGATGAGCCAGTGCGCCTCGCGACGGATCAGGATGCGTGTGACGATCTCGAACATGGCGCCGAAGATGATCGGCACCAGGACCGCGACCACAATGTAGATGATGACGGTGACAGCTGCCTGTCCTGTGGATATGCCAATGGCGTGGAGTACGTTGCCGCCCGCCGAGGTGATGAACCCGAAGATGACGGCGCCCGAACAAAGCTTCTTCAGCTTGCCCAGCAGCTCCAGTTTCTGTGCACGCATGTGCTTTCCCCTTTCAGGGTTGTTAGTGGGATTGGTCCGGTTCTTCCCCGGGAATGGGAACGGCCCCCGTGGTTGCGGGGGCCGTTCCGTCACCGACGGGAAGGGAATCCGGTTGATGCCAACTATACCCACAGGGAGGGGTGGGTGTCAAGGGCTAACGCTTACTCCTCCTCCTCCTCAACCTGCCTGGCCCTCTTCTCCAGCCTCAGCGGCACCCTCAGCAGGGAGAACAGCAGACAGCAGCCGATGGCAGCCACCGACGCGTACAGGCCGCGCGACGACACCATCAGGCCGACGATGACACCCAAATAGAAGACGCCCCACGAGACGTAGATCCCGATCGTCAAGTCCCTGATCCACTGGTCCAGGCCCTCATCGCTCAGCTCACGTATCATGACCGAGCGTCCAGTTCCGCCAAGGTCCGCTGGTAGAACGACAGGCACGTGTCCCCTGCCGTCACCCCCGGGAAGCCGTAGTTGATGAGCGAGAGCAGACACGTGTGGTCCGGGTGGCGCGTCCGGGCCATGTCGATGCCGTCCAGGTAGCGCATCCTGATGAGGATGCGAGGCTCGACGCTCAGCACGCCCGCCACGACGAACAGCATGGCGTAGCGAGGCGAGCCGGGCCCCCGCTCCCAGTACGACACCGCGGCGCTGGTGACACCGACCCTCCGGGCCAGCGTCCGCTGGCTCCAGTTGCGATCCTGACGAGCGGCCCGGAGATAGGCTCCGACCCTGGTCAGGGGTGGTGACAGGTCCATTCAAAACCTCCTTCACCCCCCCACCTTACTCTCCCCCCACCCCTCCCTGTCTACATCTCTTACGCCAGGATCAACACCCCCACCCGGTT